TTCGAAAAGCTAAACCCCTGCGCAACAGGAGATTGATAATTATGATAAAGATCTGTTCCAGCGGCTAAAATCTGGGTGTTTGTTCCATCAGACTTACGATAATCAAAAAACAATAATCCCCTAGGAGCACCAGGAATCTGCTGAGGGATATTATTAAGCTGGTTAATAATATTCGACCCCTGACGCGTGGCTAGAGCTCCGTCTGTCGTGTAATCAATATTGAGGGTCTGTGAGGCCGTGTCTTCTGAAACTTTTGTTGCGGAAGATTTTAGGTCCACACCCCCACTATTGTCATAATATGGGACTGTTTCTAGTGGAATACCCATAATTATTCATTCCATCCTTTACAGGATTCTATAAACTCCCGTGTAATAAAATTCGTAATTAGAAGTCCCCGCGCCGGCAATATATCTTAATGAAATTCTGTCGTTGACTGTATCCGCTCGAATAGCAGCGCATAAACCTGCTTGATCAGGTGAAACCGCAGTTCCTGAACATTCAGTAAACAGAGAGAAATTACTTGCTATAGGTATCGTAATCCCTACCTCTGTTGCTACACCTCCAGCCGTCACGTCAATCGTACATCGACCCGAAAACGCAACGGAGTCGCCCACTCTTAAATAATTCATATCCTGGACCGTCGCCGCTGCAACATTAGTAACCGCCGTTATAGTCGGAGTATATTGTCCATCAGCGAAACCAAGATTTGTTCTTGCGGATGATGCCGATGACGCGCCAGTGCCCCCATCAGTGACAGGCACATCGGTCCCTCCAGCGCGGTAAATATAACCACCGGATTTAGTCACGGCATCAGAAAGATCACAAGTAGGGATATTATCCGATGTCAGCGTTATAAAAGTAACATCAAAACCACCATCAACATCATAAGCAGAAACGAAAAACTGCGATCCTCCAGCTGAAAGAGGCTTTAATCTGGAAGTATCACCTAACTCAATATCCCCCATCTGTTGGAGTTGCCAGCCGTCTCCAAAAATATTTCCATCTAGTTTCCCATGAAAAGAAAAAGTAGGATCATTGCCGGCCGTTAAGGTTGCAAAAGTTGTAAAAACCCCGCCATCAACATCATAAGCTTGAAAAAATAATGTATCGCCGTTGACTTGCCCTGTTCGGATAGCTCCATTATCTCGAATGTTGAGATTAGCAAATAGCGGGGAAGCCGTATCCTTCAAATCCTGCTGAAGATTGAAGGTGAAGACATCGGCAAGCTCACTTATTTCTAGTCCATTTGTCCCATTTCCAAAAGTTTTGAATTCGAGAACAGTTCCGTTTTTTTGTTTAAAATTTTCAAACGTACCGCCGCCGACATTCGAAGCCCCAGTGACATCACCACCACCGCCGCCCCCTTTTTTTAAAATTGGTCCTAATGTCATTATTGCGCCGCCTTTCTATAGGTAAAATACATAAAGGTGACAATTTCGCCCGCGCTGCCATTCACATAGACTTGAGAAATATTTTGTGAGCTTATCGGCATTGAATCACCAGGCTGCAAAACAATTCCATTTGTTCCGGCAACTAGATTTTCTCCCCCTAACTCTACATTTGCAGCATTTGAAGGAGGAGATTGCACGAGAAGATCATAGCAATAAGCATCTCCCAATTGTTGATTAGTTCCATCTAAAATTATCGACCCGTTAACCAATCTATCATCATCGGTTATCTGAGTAATAACATGCACCGCTTGACCAGCCATAAAAATCTCCTAATAATAAAATGAATAACTTAACCCTTGGTAAGGCACGTTTTCCGCACTATCCGATCTTGCCATCGATTCCGAAAAATGCTGTTCCCAAATCTCTAATCGACTTCTAAAACTTTGAATGTCCGAAACTCCACCCATAGCGTCCTTTGTTTCTAAAGCCGCTATTGTTGCGTATAATACGATCATCGGTTCAAATATTGTTGGGAATACCGGATCAAATTCGAATTCGTTACCCTCATCAGCTCCAGGGAAAATCGGTATATAGTTATAATCTAATTTTAATCCTGAATTCGGACCAGCTGGCTCGTTAACAACGGGCGTGGGCAATAATACTATATTTAGATTTCTAAGATTATAGTCCGGCAAATAAGCGTCGAATGCCCCAACCCCATTATTATAAATCGGTTGATAACGCTTTTCGTTCCTCTTCAATGGATATAAATCCATTGTTCTCCGTTTATATAATACGCTCACCGATTTAAACTTAGGAAGAAGTCCTGAAATATCAATTTCAGCAACTCCGGCGGTTATAGCCAAATTCACAGAGGTCTCAAAATATCCTTCGCCCTCATTAAGCATTCTCATTGAGTAATGCTTATAAGCCTCACTGATAAATAATTTAATGTACTCAGTATTATACAACAGATCTTCGCCGAGGCCGTTAGTGGCCTGAAGATTCATTCGAACTTGTGTAACCAATGTTCCTAAATCAGACATTTGCTCCCTCTAATTCTGATGTTGATTTTACAGGGCGCATGCGTCTTGGAGGATATTTTGATTTTGCAAAGTCCTCAAATTCGGAAGCTTTAGTTTCATCTTTAACTTCTCTGATTTCAGGAAGAGGCTCAGCATTAAAATGATCAAGAAAACTTCCGCTTTCACGCATAGGCTTTTGTTGATTAAGGACGTGTCTTATTTCCTTATCCCAGCGCAAAGCCTCATTAAAAGTCTCTGTAAATTGAAACGTTGAGCCTTTTCTCTCATACTCATCCTTTTGCATAAGATGGTTAGAAATGCGCGTCTTGAGCCGTCCATTAAGATAATTAATCATCGCTTGGCGTTTTGCTTCTTCAAATTCTTCAGGATTATCCGGAATAATAAAGACGCCTTTGCTTTTCATTTGTTCATAAAGTAAGGGGGCTAATCTGTCAGGAACCTCAACAATATTTAGGGGGATTTTATCAACAATCTCTCCCGTAACTTCATCTTTTACTTCTTTATAAGTTCCCATCTTGGGAAAGATAAAAGGATAACTGTCACATTGGGTTTTATAAGTTTCAAGAGTTACATTCATCATTTTTTTCATAACTGACCTTTCTATATCCTGCGGTGGCATCTGAAACGGGGAGCCCTTCTAATTCCTTAGCGGCTTTCCTCCATTGCACAACGTCCTCTCTGAGCATTGCTTGATGATCGTCGGAAATTTGTTGTTCTTTTTTTTCTACATAAGCGTCCAAATCCGACTTTAAACGCTTAAACCATTCATCAATCCCCATTTCCCTTTTTGCTTCATATCTCTGTCGATAAACATACAGGCGATTTAATACCCATTCGCCAGGAGCCTTTGGATTTCCATCATCATCCTCGCAAGCAAGAATTACGTTCCATCCGCTGCCATCTGGAGCAGCTTCCAAAACGACCCATTTCTTTTGAATTTGATCGAAGGTAAGTCTTAAATTAGGGTCGAAATTTCTGAGTTTATTTTCAAAAAAAGGATCTTGCAAAATAAGAGAATAAGTCTCGCCTATTAAGTTCCCAGCCCGATCGTGAAAGTTAGAATTTAATTCCATAAATTTATAAAACGGATGCCTGAGACTTGCCCAGGCATCCAATTAATTAGAATAGAGGTTCTAATAAGTTGGTTAATCGACCATGAGCGTTACGCTTCCAAGTGCCAATATCGCCTTCATAAATGTAATATCCGCCGATATTGTCATAGCCTGGGATTTGATAGAGTGTGTTTCCAGTTTCATCCGCCAAGTGCATATCGCGAGTTTGAAACTTCTCAATATTTTGAGAGCTCAACATAGCAACTTCTCCGATAGGATAGGTCCAATCAATGATCCATTCCATATTTTGCCATTTTAGGACAACAACACCGCCTTTGATTTCTCCTGGCTCATATCGAGTTTTAGGCAATTCTTGAGCTTGGTAGTTTCTGGCCTGTCCGTAGTTTGACTTCAGAATGTCCGGAGTACTTCCCCCAGTAACTGCAATGCGATTGTTAGTTTTAAGTAAGAGATCTTGAGACACTGGAGCGCCACCACCATCAACAACATTTCCTTGCCAAATGGGATATTGAGTAACGTCAACACCTTCAAAAATTGTAGAAAAGACGTTGGTGTCTGCAATTGCTTGCGTCCCATTCAACTCTTTAAAGTTTCCAGGGCTGACACCGTCCAAGATTAATTCTTTAACAACAATAGAATTATCCGACCAGTTTTGAGCTACGGCCAAGGTCAGAGTTGAAGTTTCGTAGTTAACGTTATTAATACGAACCCCAGAGACCTCTTTAACGCCATTGATCGCTGTCCACACATCGATTCGCATTCCAACGCGGAACGGGAATGGGTCGTCAACTATCAACTGCGTGGAACCTACACCAGCACCATTCGCCAGAGAAATTTGTCCTGTACCCGTACCATTCGCCTGACGGTTTAAATCCATCAGCATTCTTTTCATGTTATCTTTTTGCTGTTCATCAACGGCTCGTCCAAATGCAACTTTGTCAGAGGCAGAAAGTCGAATTGCCTTACCAGTGATTTCAAAATTCCATTGAACAGTCTTTGATTTAATTCTCGGCTGAACAGGTTTTACAGAATCAGGCTCAAAGAACGCTTGGTTTTCAAATATTGCACCACCACGCTCGTTACCTTCCATCACAACCGAATTATAAATGCCATCACCGGATGGTTTTAAGGATGAAGTTTTAATTTTATTCCAAAATGGAGCATAAAGATTCTGCTGGTTGGTCATAATATCGGAACCGTCATTATAATTCCGCTTCAATGCACCAGCTAAATTAGTTAAATTTGTATTCGCCATAAATAGCCTTTCTCAATTGATCTTATGAATCAAAAAAAAGAAGACTATGTCAGGTTCTAGCTAAAAAAAGAGTTTGCAACGTCCATGATTCTATCATGATCCGTCATTTTCCCTTTTCCTATAGGCATTTGACCATTAGAAGTCCCACTCAAAGGAGGCACATCCGTCACGGACTTCTTTGACATATCCCTTCTTATTTTCTCTTCCATGTATTTAATGCACTGTTTCATTGTGGAATATGCTTGATCAAATTCTTGTATCGTTGGGATATCTGGATTTTTTGCGCTAGACTGAAGAATTGCTTTCGTCGCACTATCAATCAGACTAACAAATTTATCATCAACAGGCTGGCCATTTTCATCTAAATAACCATCCTCCAGCAATCTTTTTTCATATTCGACATCAAGATCCCGTTGATAATTCTGAACCTGTTCTTTCATGAACGCTTGGCGTTCACTCTCTTGAGTTTCTTTCCAACGTTTCAACTCTTCGATCTCTTTAAAATAAGAGGCCGTTCTTTCATCGTAATCCTCTTCAAGTGGCCGTTGAGTCATTTCAGATTGTTTGCCTTTCTGAAATAGCTCCGCTACAACCTCGTGGGGGTCACGACCACTAAAGAGATGATACAAAAGAGCCGCATATTCAGGGCGCTGAGTCAAAAGATCGCGCACCATTGCTGCTTTCTGAAAATCATCGCTTTCATATTGCTGACTTTTTTCCTGCAATGATTTTAATTGCTCTCTGAGCTGTTTTCGCTCTTTAAGCAATTTTTCCCATCGCTGGTTTTTCTGAATAGGCTTAACCTCTTCCTCACCATCCTCCGTTTCCGAATTTGATTGAGATTCAAGGTAATCACTATCCTGACTATCATAAGAATTAGCAATATCTTGCGCTGGCGAAACGCTTTCGTTCCCTAAGGAACCGCCTTGGCCTTCATTCTGGACCGAATTTTCAATTTGTTCTTGCATATATCCTCTTTATTTTAGCGTCTTGTATGACGAAATTCCCGTATCGTGGGAAACCCCGATTGACCCGTATCGTGGATCATCCGAAAAACTTTTCTATGCAGCTTGCGGCTGCCCCCCTTGCTGTGCCATCATCATTTGTTGTTCCATTTGGGCTTGTTGTTGCTGCTCCATCTGTAAATCTAGCTGTTGTTGATGCTCGGCAATATGTTGCTTCATTAACTCGATTATTTCAGGAGGTTTACTCTCAATAAAATTCGGATCTTGAGCTTGCAGTTTATGCGCAGAAATATGAAGCCCATGGTCATCTAATTCCGAAATAGGCATAGGTTGCCCCATAGCCATGTTTCCATTTTCCCAAAGCGCTTTTTTAAGCTCCACGCTCTGCTCGTTTTCTAAAGGCTCTAAATCTAGTTTCTTAACAAGATCATCTCTCATCTTCTGACCACGTGGAGAATCCTCAACTAAGCCGGGGCCCAAAATTCCCGTTTGAATTAAATCAATATAAGATTTCTTTTTTACTGATTCATTTTTAGGAATCATAGAACCGCGCTCGATTTCAATATTCAACCCATCAGAAAGATCCTCTGCCCCGATAAAATCCTCTTTTTGATATCGAAAAGAATCTTGTGACATTAACGAAAGCTTCTTTCGCAATGCAGGATCAGGATATCTCATGAACCGATGCAATAGGCGCAATTTCTTCTGAAATCTTTGTTGATGAAAATACTCCCACGACCCCATTAAATCACTGTATTGAGTATTTGAATTCTCCAAAAGCATTTGAATTGCAGCCGCAGCCGTCACCCCTGTAGGAGTCTGCCCTTGCATAACAAAATTAGTTCCTGCAATTCTAACCATCTGATCAATTAAAAGCTGTTTTTCTTTAAAGAACTGCTCAGGCAAAGGGATTCCATTAAACGGTATAGGGGCACCGATGCCAGGTTTGTAAGGTATCATCTTTGATCCAGAGCCATCCCACACACCCGTTTTTATGGATTTTTCAGGGTAAAAGATATTTGGCTTAGCGATTGTGTTTGCGTTTAATAAAATCGTCTTATTGATTTCATTAATTCGCATCTGAATCGGCACCAATTGCTCAACCAAAGACTTACCTAAAAACCTTCCGACATACTCTTCAAACTTCATGAAAGTATAAGGATGCCACATGGTTCTTTCAAACGGCATAAAATAAGGACTTCCGATCTCCGCGTCTGAAATATAGACAATTTCATCACCCGCAAAAATGATCATCCTTCCCTTTGGGAAATCCTTATTAGGACGAACAAATAGTTCTTTAATCAACGTCTTGTTTCTAGCCGCCGAAGTATCCCTTGAATTTCTGGAAAGATAAGGGACATTAAATTTCATCCCTTCAAGAGTCATCATGACGTCGGTCATGGTATCGCTCTCAGCAATCTTAGAAGCCTTTCCAGTATACCCAGGCAGATCAATGTCAAAAGCCTGCCTTGCCCAATCCACATCCACAACATATTGATCGCCGACATAAGGTTGTTTTTCGAAATCCAAAACAGAATGATCAAGGATCATATGGAACGGCGTCAAAATACCAACGGAATTATTTCCGCTAGTTTCATTGCTCTGCTCCCACTGGCCCGTCATTTCGTTAAACTTATTGACATAGGTCCCGCTATTATAATCCCAATAATCTTTTCCAAAAACGTTACCAATAGTCAGAAGCCAAAACGAAGCCTCTCTTGACCTTAAGAATTCATTATCCAGCTCATATTTAGCATTAAGAACATCCTCAGAAACTTTTGCGATAGCCTTTGCAGATTCATCATTCCCGTCATTTTCAGCGACCACAGAAGGCCGCGAACGAGTCATATAAGATTGCAGAGTGCGCACAATAGGCTCAATTTCATTGGTTTGATAACCTAAAAACTCCTGTTCAAATTTGTAATTTGTCACAGGCTGATTATTAACGATGATCGAGGACGCTCCATAGGTGGAGGGGTTTTGATCTCCATTAGCGAAAGCCACAGAACGACGAGCAATCAGTGACCATGACTTCATGTAAGCCTGATAGTCGGTAAAGAGCTCCTGGCAGGCGCCAAAAGCTTTCAAAGGATTTTCGCTATAGAGTTCTTTCATATCAGTTCGGTTTAATTAAAACCCGTTGACCTAAATCATCATACGTTTCTAACCATCCATCTTCATCAAGAGATGGATAAGAAGCGCTCCTAGGTTGAAGCGCTTCTCCAAAATATTTTTCAACATTACTTAAAATTCCCATAAGCTCACTGTTTCTTTTTCGCTCATATTCGAGGGAATCTTTTAAATGTTTGATTAATTTATTATTAAACACTAGGCGCCTGTCCGTTATCTACACCTTCAAGTTTATACGCCCAACGTGTTTGAGCAATAAAATCGACGGTATACTTTTCGCGCTGGTTAACAACATCAAAACTTTTAACAGCTTTAGGATATTGCTCCGTAGCATTTACCCCCGCAATATATGTAAAGGTAATTCCACGAAGCTTTGTCATCGAAGAAGAGCCTTCCGCGACGGTATTGTTTGTTGTTGCCCCGGGGATAATTTCAATTTGGCTATCTCCAATATCAGTCCCAGCAAATGTTCCGTATAAAACACAATCAGCTGGCGAATGTCCGCCACCTCTAATAAAAACTTCTTCGTTTACAATAAGAGCCATTTTCGTTTCTCCTTTTTAATATCCGTACGCTTCCACAGGTACGTTTGTTAATGTGCTTAAATCAGTTCCGTTTGCGACTTCTCCACCGCTCGCAGTGTTGTAAGTGATTTCGAAATCGTCACCGTCCGATAAAGTATCTAAATTGACGGTGTTATTTGTTGTGCTAACCAGCCCAGCAACAGGGACAAAAGCCCCGTTTTTAGTAATATTTGTCACATCTGCCTCGGCTGGAGTTTTTAAAAGACTCGGCAAGCCAATCAATGAACCAATGCCAAGAGAAGCTTTAAGCCCCCCTGCCGGCGCATTGTCATAGGTTACGTTTGTAACAGTCGTGAAAGGCTTCACCCCGTATTTGTAACGAAATTGGGTATTCGCAATTGTCTTGTTCCCAGCTGTAGAAGTAAAAGTAATTTGCTCAACCTGCGCAGCGCCTCGATATGTCCCTGTAATGGTAAAAGTCGTCACTCCCTCAAAAAGATCCAAAGGGCCACCGGAATCATTATTAATAACAATTGCAATATTTCTTGAACGATCTGGATTAATTGTTGGGACGATAGTGCCGGCATAGTTCGTGAAAGTATCCAGAGCTTTTAATAAAGCTCCATTTGTAGGATTCGCGGCAGCATCCACATTCTCTGAATTCGTATTCGCTGATCCTTTAATATCAGCCCCAGAATAAACGACAACCTCGCTTCCACCGCTTCCGCCCCCTGTAATCACCTTGATCAAAGCATATTCTCCGGTAGAGTTAATAATAGGCTCGAATAAGTAGCCTCCTGAAACCCCGGCGATAATAACGCTTTCAAATGAGGTAAGCCCAACAGATGACGCCGTTAATCTTTCCCCTCCGGAAATATAGGATGAACCAAAGTTAATTTTAAAAGTCCTCCCTAGACGACTTCCAGCTGAATTATATTTTAAAGACCCACTTGCTATAGATAAAGCCATAATCTAATCCCTTTTCTTAATATGAATTGTCTTCCTCTTCTTCCTCGAAAAACTCAAAATCCTCGTAAACATCCTCCCCATTCATAACCCTTTTTCTCAACTGATACTGGTAAGAGTGATGATTCATCGTCCTTGCCTCTTGCAGGAAAGCATCTTTAGGATCTGCCGGCATCGGCCTACCCATAACAAAATACCTTTGCATATCCGCGCAATGATCATCACCATCAGTATCTAAATCCTCAACCCTATGGGGGTCATGCACAAGCTCGGGAACAGATCTAATCGTTTCCCTGCAAGTGCTAAAAATCTTAAGCCATGCATATTCATTTCCCTCTGAATCTTTTCGAGTCCGGTAATATTCTCTTAATCTTCCCCACCCATTGATCCGGTCATTATCTGCCGGGATAAAACTAATCTGTGACTGGTCTTTATTAAGCTCCTCAAGCCCTACAATCCCCGTTCCTTGACCTTTAGCCCTCAAAGCAGGGTCAACCATCGCCAACTCGATTTTTTCCCCTTTGCTTAACTTTAAAATCTCCTGCTTAAGAGATTCGAAGGTCAACCCCGTCCGATAAAGTTCTCGATATTGATACGTGATTCCTTCAGGACTTATGGCAAACCAGCCGACCGCACTAGGAGCGGTATAACCATAATCAAGCCCAATGTATCGGGCCCAATCCTTAGGGATCTCAAACGGCTGACAAACGTGAAGGTTAGTGTCGAAGCTATCGAAAAATTGACCCTCAAAAACGTCCCAGGAGCCTTCTAGCCAAGCTTTTCTTGTCTTCTCCGGCAATGACCTTAGGTAAGCCTCATATTCAGGATCTTTGGCCATTAGCGTTGGATTATCGGTTAGTCTCGCACTGATGAACACCCTGGTTTTTCTTGAGATCGGATCAATGTACCTTACTCCGGAACCTTGGCTGACTCGGAACCTTTGCTTGACCCATAGATGACCTGGGCCACCTGGGTTTGTCGTGCAGAACACTTGAGACTTAATTCCATCGACTGTTGACCGGCAGGATGAAATCAATTTCAGGTATCTTTCTTCTCTTGGAATTTGCGTTAATTCCTCAATTAGAATTCTCTGATATTCATGCCCCTGATAGTGATCAAAGGCGTTCTCATCTTTAAGGTGCCCGACTCTTCCCATTGCTCCGCTTGGGAAACGGATTGTTGCTGGTCGCCCTGTAATTACTGCCCTAGCCGGGGCGTAAAAGCTTTTAGCTCTATCGAGCCAGTCGCTTAAGTCCTCGGCATTCCTCCTAATCACTAGAAAACGATAACGTGGGTTATCGATATGCCTCATCAACCAAGCAAAACCCGCATCAGTCTTGCCGCCTCCTCTGGCTCCGCCGTACAAGACTTCAAACTCTGGCCTCGTTAAAGCTTGAGTTTGCGGCCCGGAATGGGGCTGCCAATGAATTTGCATGTTTTCAAAGATCCTCTTCTAAAACCTGTGGTAACACAACAACGCCCAGAGGTTTCTCTTGATCAAAAGAATGCTCTGAGCGCTTAATTTTAAAACCTGCCATGTCTAGGATTCTATCTGCTGCTTCGGACTGAAGTTTTCGAGATGCGATTTCTTCTTTGCAAGTCCCTTCGAAACTCATGGTTGAAACTGTATGATGAGCCGCTTCTATTGCTGCCTTGTCAATGATATCCATGACAGCCCTTCGACGGGCTTCAACTTCGGCGATTGCTTCTTGGAGTAGTTCTTCTTTTGTTTTGGTTTGAATCATGCCTTGAGAATATACACCAACCCCGAAAAAGCTCAAATATGGCATGTGTACGGCATGTCATTTTTTTTATTTTTTTGATCTGAAGAATTTATAATAGGTGTCAGCGGTCCAAACATGAATCCTAACGGAGTCATTTTTCTTTGGGCCACTTTTATCCCAAGGGATTTTCAATTTTTCATCCCAGCGCTGAAGAGTTCTTTTGTGAATGCCAAAATATTCGGCCAAGCCTTTCCAACCATAGACATAAACATTTAACCCCTGATCAGCTGTTTTTTTTAAGTCCAAGATTACTCCAATTTATTATTTGGAAATTTATTCTAATATAGACCAATCATCGGCAAACATATCCTCTTGAATAGCCGACCATGGGCTTTTTGTGGGAGGCTCTGTATTCAAATCAACTAAAATTATAACTGGTGTGTTTATTGGAAATTCGTCAGGTTTTGCAATAGGATCAGATTTAAGAAAAACCTTTCCCCATTTTGCACGACGTAATCGTTGATTATTGTCTATTAGTTCTATCATTGCTTGACCATATTTCATTTTTTTCTCCTTTTTCTTTTTGATATTTCTTTGCGTCATTTATTATCCTTGAAGAATCACAAATTTTCATCAATCTTGCTTCTTCTAACAACGCAATCTGCCAATGCTTGAATCCAAATTTAGCCTTTGCAACCCATAAAACATAAGCTGCATCCTTTTTCAAAAGCTTTTTGCGATGTCTTTTTTTCATATAGGTATTTCATTCTTCAATCTCTTCATAAGTCTCTTGAAAAATATCAGGCTTGCAGGGATAGAATTCGCCTTTGACTCCCTTGATGATCCAATCAAGATGATCGGCTTCATGGTAGCCTTGCCCGCTCTCTAAAGTTTTGATGCGAAGCTTATAATCTAGACGTCTTTCTATCGGTCCAATATTTTCCGAGCCACAAAACTGGAGAATCTCTTCTAGATTCTTCCCTGTCCATTGTACGGCTTCAATGCACACTGGCCTCTTACGAAATTTTCTATTCAAGTTTTTTTCGGCTGTCATATATTCTTCTATTAATTCTACAAATGACTTAAATTCTAACAGGTCGGAATTATTAAATTTTGGTTTATAAAATTCCCAGGTATCTTGATTTAGCTCCCCATACCAATGGTCATGATTGCACTCATTCTTCCCAAGAAATAAAGGATTAATAACCCCAGACCCACTTATATCAACTTTGCATCTAGTTGGTATAAAATATCTATCATCATCCCAATCTTTACGTCTTATCTTATCACCAAAATTAAACCACATAGGTTTGAAATATTCTGGGAACAAACCTACTAAATAACCATCGCCATCAAAATTCAACTGATCCAGATAGGCCTTCCTACCTAAAGTAGTGTTCACAGCTTCAACTATTCTACCAACCTTAAACCCCGGACAATCTTTTATTACTAGGTATTTCATTCTTTAATCTTCTTCAATAAGTTGGAAATGCTCTTCATAACTTGCAGGGTTTATGACAAACCCTCCTTTGATCTTTACCCAACGTGGGTTTTCTCTCCCATCAATTATTTCTCCTTTTTTAAGATCAATAAAATCTTTAATTACTAGGTATTTCATTTAAAGTCCTTCCTTCATTAAATCTTCGACAGATCTGGCGACAAAAGCCTTCGCCCCAAGAGCCTTAGCATTCTCAAGAAAGTTCCTCTGTTCCTCAGAAATTTTTCCGCCTATTCGTTTAATCTCAATCAAAAGAGCCTTCCCTCCAGGCATCACCCCAATGATATCCGGAATTCCCTTATGACTCATCGGCCCGCTCCAGTGCTTCACGTGAAAGATCTTTTTCACGTCGAGGTAGTCGCGGATCTGCTTGGTGATTGCGGCTTCGGAGAGTTTTGGTTTATTTGGTTTCACGATCTTCCTTTTCTGCTTCAAGGGGCATGACGTTCGTTTTCCCGAGCTCAGCAAGCTTTGCGTTGAGCCTTTTAACGGCGTCTTGGTAGTGAATATTAAATTCCGCGTTTGGATATTTTTTCATCAGAACCTTTAAAGCGGAAACTTCGAACTCGAATTTTTCAACGGTGCCTGGAGGCATGTTCATGAGAGTATTCACGAACTGCGCGGAGTCTCTTGCAATGCCTGGCTTATGAGCTTCTGGTCTTAAAAAATCTCTAGCGGTATTATTCTCAATCCTTTTTTGAGTCTCAGATCGTCGTTTTCTAACTTCATCGGCGTAATCTAAAACTACTTGAGGGGTTGGGAAAGTTCTCTCACATGTGGTTATTTCATCTAAAGCCGTCTGGAAATCTTGAAGATCGAGCCATTTGAGTTTCTCATGCCAAATGGCTACCTGAGCCGGTTCCAGTGGTTTCTTTCTAAAAAACTTACTTAAGTTTTGCATTCCGCTTTCAAATTCAAGTTCAGCTATTGGCGGCATTTCTGACTCCTTCTTACGCCTCACCTAAAGTTTCACATGCGAGTATTTCTTGTTTTTCACGGTTTACTAGAGACTCGTAAATTTGAAAGAAATGAGCTCGAGTAGCTTCCTGGTTTTCAGTTTGGCAAATGTTTGCCCAGCCAAGAATTTCAACGGCCTTTTGCACTGCACGCTGTTTTATTTTTGGGATTCCATAGTTACCTCCAACATTGCATATTTCTTTCATCACCAAACCCCAAGCTTCGGCTTTGCTAGGATTTTTAAATTCATCCCAAAGCCCATATTGGCGAATGTAAGCAGGGATATTTGTGTTGGGGTAAATGTCAGTGTGCATCGTCAGGAATTTCCTAAGACCAATTCTAAATTGTTCATCAGTCAAATCCCTCAAAGCATGGTGCCAAGCTGCAAGACGAAACTCATCGAGGTCCTGGTTCTCGAAGTGCATGCTTAGGATTGCCATCCCCTTCGAAAAAACCTCTCCCGAGAGACGAGCCCCCGGTTCCAAACTTAAGAATTTTTCTGATTTTATTGCTTTTCCAAGGATCCGATTCAAAGGTTCCATGTGTTTTTTCCTCCAAATCCGCGAATTTATCAACCTGTGAGCCTTCGCGGCAAATTAGTTCGATATCGTCGTAAACAGTGTGATTTTCATTTTTCCCCATGTGATGCGGCGACCCACGAATTCCGCGAATAGCTGCTAGAATGCGTTCTAGGCTGTAACCCTCTTCAAGCCTTGCTCGAATAGCTTTTTCACGTTTCTTGTCTAAAATCGCCTTGGGATGGCCGCAAATCTCCTGCCAATAAGCAAAAATTCCGCCAATTTCTTTCGAAAAATCCCGTCGAGGTTGCGATTTTTTCGCAACTCGACAAGGTGTGTTTTCTAGGAAAGGTATGTTTTTATTCTCGGAGTTTATTAACTCCTGGGAGTTTAACTCTGAAGAAGAAATAGAAGAAGAAGACGAAAACAAAGAAGAAGAGTTCGCTTTTGGTTCAACCGGAGGGGTGCTTGTTGGTTCGCATCTGGTTGAACCACCCTTCGCTTCAGAACTATTTGTTTTTTCTAGAGATTCTTCCTGTTTTTTATTTTCTAGATCTCTCTTTCTTCTAATCTCACCACTTTTCTTTCCGCCTTCTGAAGATTTTTCTTTCCATTTTTTTTGTTTTTTTCTTTCAGAATCTAAACGCAAATGTTTCATTCTTGAATGGTCTTTTTTATCCAAAACGAAGCACTCTTGAACCACCCTTGCGTCTTCTTCCGTGCACCCCTTTCCTATTAAAGTTGCTAATATTTGAGGATCAGACGGTATGCTGCCCTCACGCCAACAATACGATAACGCACGAATATACACACCTTCTTGTTGCAGATTCATAAGCTGCACTTTTTCATCCGCTAAATAATCAGCTGGATAAAATTGAAAAGCTGGACTGTTAGTTTTCATTACGACTCCTTCGCTTTAAACTTGAACCCACACAATTAAAAGGAGGTTGTAATCTTCTTACCAACCTTAATTCTAACTTTGCCCATTCTCCATAACGCTTGAAGGTTTTAACTTTGATTTTGACATCTTTAAAATAACCCCAAGGGGTAGTGATATTATTGCTATATCTAGCAAAATCTATCTTATGATTTAGAATCCTCTTTCTTAAATTTAATGATTGACCAATATAAGCTAGCTTTGAGTCTGCAAATACCACATAGCATCCTGGATGTTCGGGCAAATCTCGCGGAGAGAAATCACTTATATCGACTGTAATCCATCTATCTTTTTTCCAATACCTGGACATATTTTCCATTTTAACCTCACCACACCCAAAACCTTAAAACCCAATATCATCCTCACCCTGACCGTTCACAAAAGCGTCAGAGATATGCCCAAAAGACTCCTCACGACTCACCGCTCGGATCTCGGTATTCTGGTAACTTTTGCCATTGTATTCTTTGGGGATCAGACTAAACAAAACCTCGGTCTTAGACTCACAAAGCTTTTTCATTTCGCTCTCTAAGTCCCTAAGTCTTAATCCATCAGTGGGAAGCCCAAACTTCCCAACGACGCCCTTTAGGTAACCGTAAGCTTTTTGAGAGGCATTTTCTAAATTCAGAAAATGAACATGAGTTTTTCCTATGTGCTCCTCAGGGGCCTCAAGCTGATATTTCAAAACCAACTTTTTATCACGATTTTGTCCGATAAGCTTCGCTTCAGCGTCGACTAAAATCCCTCTGTACTCACCATCGGGAAGATAATTCGATGACGCCTCTTTAAACGCCTGTTCTTCTTGATCTGAAAATATTACTGCCATTTTCTCTCCTATTCATTAACTGCCAATTTAACCGCCGCCTGATTTACCTGGACGGCTTCTCTTTGTTCTTTAATCTCACTCACACCCGCCTTAAGCTTCGCCAGATCCATATTCTCAATGGCTGTCTTGGACGAGGTTCCAAAAACCTTAATTAAAAGCTCTGTACGCCTCTTCTGAGCGTCCGCAGAGGTTCCCGCATACCCAAGCAAGGTCAACTCTTGTTGAAGCTCCTCGAGCAAAATAGCGGCCTGTTTCTTTCTCTCGTGGTAGGAATAATCTGGGTTCTCGAAAAGATCCTGGGAGTTACGGGTCACATCGACGCCGATGTGCTCTCCACCAAGATTCAGATGCTCGATGTAAGGCTTAAAACTCTCATAGGTAGGGTAATCGAATTCCTCCCCGTTGATGGTGTTGCTGCGATCTTTTAAAACGATACAACGGTTGATCCAGCCTTTATCGTCCAGTTTCCCCGACACTTCAGATTTGTTGAGGCGGACCATCTCGAGCAAAAGACTTGGCTCATAACCTAATTCCGATTCAGTCTTCATGCGGGTGCCAACTTTGAGTAGTTCATTGCGTCCGGTCTCTTCATTCTTCTCCATGTCGTACTCGTAACCAGCTCGGCCACACATAATGATGTGGATCTTGCTGTTAAGATAAACATCCGAAAACTGTTGCCACTCGTCTTTTAACGCCGCCCAGTCCTGAAAATAAAGGCCGTTCTTTCTTCTGAGCTTTTCCACGTAGGATTTCATCAACTCCCGCCACACGTGGGTGATGGAATCTAGAACAGCTATTTTGACGCCTGAGTTTTCAACTTCTGCAAGGAAACCCAAGAGGTCCTTAAACGCCCTACCCTTGTAGACAAGCAGCTCGATACCCGCGTCATTAAACTTTTTGATCTGATCGTCTGAGCCGATTTCCGTGTCAAAGAAAGCAACTTGATTCACATTGATTTTCTTCGCAAGACCCAGAGCTATTTCACAAGCGGTAAAGGTTTTCCCCGATCCCGCAAATCCAAAAACTCCAGCCTTAAGATAAGCCACGCCAAACTTTGCAGGCTTGAGATATTTAAATCCACTCATGCCGCACCCCCGTCCTTATCTTTCAACTCTTGATAAAACTCATTCATCTCATGCCTAAGGTCATAAATGGCATCCTCAATCATGGACAATGAGTTAGCAAAACGCTTAAACCTCATGTCGATGTATTGAGTGTAATAACTCATATTTTGATGCTCTTTCAGGCCTAAAAACTTCGAGGGCTTCAGCAACTTAAAGATAGACCTTGGCGTTATCGCTTCAATCTCATCTTCCAATTGATGCACCAGCTTTAGTTTTTCTTTGACTTTTATTTCTTCTTTATTCATATTCTATTCCTCTAGATAGTAGTGTTAACATTCGCCTCATCGGTCTTACTCGCCATGAGGCGTTTTTTATTTAAATCCTCAACCCGAACGATAAACTTTACTAGATGCCCACCATCGCTTAATTTTCTAACCCTGATCTTTTCTTCATCCATGAAACGAATTTTCTCACGGGCCAATTCTACAATCCCTTGATCTTCTGCTAAATAACTCATGAAGCCACCCTTTCTTTCTTTTCTCGTTTGTTCCAAGCCTCTAAATAAATGACGTTATCTTTCGAGCCCGCAATTATTCGGTCAATTTCTTGATGTTCATCTTTAAAGTAGAAACCGCCATCAGCGGCATCACAAATAAGGCTACACACAGCCACAGGATCAACTTTGCTGAGAAATGCTTCGGTAAAGAATTTAAGATCTTCGTCATTACTCGGGAAAGAATATTCATTTAAAAAATCCTCCACTGGGTCTTCTGATGGGAGCCTGCCGGCTATGGGAAACACTCCACCATCACAAACATCCCAATCGCCTTCACGGCCTTCCATAAGCCTTTTGGCAGCTGCAATGAGCTCCTCCCAAAAAGCTTTATTCTCTTTTAAGTAAGCACAATATTGTAATGTTTCTCGGTTCATTATCATTCCTTAAAAATCCCCTCTTCACTCAAGTGCCTCAGAAAGACACCCCTTAAGAAATGAAGAGGGGTCGGGTTTGGATGGGGGGATTATGAAAAGTCCTCTAATCTTTCTTTTTCAATGTTCGCCCTTTCCCAGGCTCTTCCAAGGGTGAAACTCGTCAAAAACGCGCTTACAAAAAATATAAATCCACCGATTCCTATCATCATCATAAACTATCCCCTTCCTTTCATAATTTTATGAGCATCAGGTTCAACGATGCCCGTTCCTTCCTCTACCCACAGTAAAAATTTTTTCTTTGGGAATAACATTCTAGGACGCTTTTTAGGTCTTGCTATGTCATCAAAAAATCTAACCGGGCATTGAATCGATCCATTTCGGACTCTCTCCGAAAAATGCCTCGATGAGATCCCGTAAAGTTGAGCCGCTTCTTTAAGAGTAAAATGAAGTTTTTCTATTTTCTCAGCCATTTTTTACCTCTCCTTATGAAACCTTTCTTTCTTGTTTTATTGACTCTCCGGTATATACTAGGCTATTACTTCGTTTAATAAACTCGACTGTCGCTTGACGCATAAGTGCTGATACCGTCGTCCCATAGTCACGGGCGAATTTTTTGATCTCTTTTAAGAGTTCTGGTTCAAGTTTTATGCCAATTTGAACAGTCATTAATTTATCCCTTATATTAACCAAGTATATACCTCATATAAACATATGTCAAATAAAAAACTAAAAGGATTTAAATTTCATCTTGAGCTCCTCGACCAACTTCGTGAAACAGGTGAAAAATTTAACCAGTCTGACACGACAATTGTTGAAGCTGCTCTTAATCATTTCTTTTCGCTCCCTGAATCTAAACAGAAAGAGCTTATTAAAAAGTTTTTAACCAAGGGTTTGTAAGGTTCTTTGAAAAATTGCTGTCTG